GGAGATTGCGGAAGCATTCTCGTTTTGAAAGACACCAGTTTTGACAAGAAAATCATTGGCATGCATGTCGCAGGATGTGCTGGTGCCGGTTTTTCTGTATGTATTTATAGGGAAAAGATTTTGAATGTTTTGAAAGATGTGGATTGGCAAACTCAATGCTATCCACCTCTTGAATTGTGTAATGTCGTTGAATCTCGTGTTCCTGAGGGTGCATTTTGTGCTCTCGGGAAATCTCCTATAGCAGCTGGCAGTGTTGGAACAACCACACTGAGGCCCACAGCCATAGCTGGCTGCTGTATGGAAACTGAAAAGAAACCCGCATATCTCAAGCCCTTCCTGAAGGATGGGGTCATGTTTGATCCACTGATGGAAGGACTCAAGAAATGCGGAAAAGTTTTAACACCTCTTCCACAAGATCTGATTGAACTTGTTTCCCAAGATGTCGAACGCGTTTACGCGAATGCGACTCACCCCAAGCGAAAGCGTGAGGTGTTTAGCATTCGTGAGGCATGTTTTGGCAGATCGGAAGACGAATATTTTGGATCTCTCACGTCGTCAACCTCTCCTGGATTTCCGTGGAGCCTCACAAAGGAACCACGAAAAGCTGGAAAGCGTACGTGGATTGATTTCGATGAAGATTTTATATCTGAGGAATTGATCCACCACGTTGAAAAGCGAATCGAGTTTGCGAAAAATGGAAAACGTTACCCTACCCTATGGATGGATCTCTTGAAGGACGAAGCTCGTCCCTTCGAGAAGGTCGATCAGGGGAAGACACGCGTTTTCTCTGGTTCGCCGCTTGATTTCACGATTGCGTGTCGCATGTACTTCGGTGCATTTGTGGCTGCGCAAGCGGAAGGAAGGGTTGACAACGAGAGCCTTGTTGGAACAAATTGTTATGCTGAAGACTGGAATCTCATTGCCAAGAAATTGCTCAAACATGGAGATTGTGTTGTTGCAGGGGACTATTCCAATTGGGATGGTTCCGTGTCGGCACAATTGTTG